TGAAACTATCGAAAAACATTCTGACTATGTAAAGTTTCAATTCTATGTTTACGATGGTCCCTTTGGTGGAAACCAAGGTCAAAAGTATGAGAAAAAACCTGACATTAATGGTGATACTTTATCAAAAGATCTTCAAAGATACAATCAAAGTAATAAACAATACACTGTATATCCAGGATCAAAGAATGTTATTCTATACATGCCTGAAGATATTCAGGCACAGTATGGTGCTAGGTGGGGAGGAAAAGAATTTAGTAACATTGGTGCCGAGGCAATGAAAGGTGCTGGTGGTGTTATGACAGGTGACATTGGTCAAAGTTTTAATGCCATTGGACAATTAATTAAGAGTGCTACTGGTGCTTTACCAACAGCAGCGGCACAAGGACTCGCTGATGCTATCAATGCCACTGGTGCTGGTGATGTCACTACCAATGACGTTCTCAGTGGATCTGTTGGTGTTGTTCTCAACCCTAATACTGAACTTATGTTCAGTGGATTTGATTTGAGAACTTTTACTATGAGATTTAAACTTGTACCAAGAAACAATACCGAAGCAAAGATAATCCGACAGATCATCGGACAGTTTAAAAAAGTTTCTTTGCCTACATTTGGACAAAGTGCTGGCGGTTTATTTGACGTTGATCTAGCTTTCAAAAAAGCATTTACTAATGAGAATAACAAACCACAAGTAGAAGATGGAGATGATAAACAATCTCCTCCTGCTAATGCCGACACTACTAACACTGAAGCTGCTCAGAATTTAGGAGCATCTAATGCTAACTATATTGGTGTTCCTGGTTTATGTCAGGTTAAATTCATGAAAGGTAGTGGACTACATCCCTGGCTTCCTCAGTATAAACTATGTGCTATCACTGGTATTGATGTGAACTACACTCCTGATGGAGTTTTTGCTACATACCATGACGGATCTCCCGTCGCCTATGAATTAAATCTATCTTTCTCAGAAACAAAACTTGTATACGCTCAAGATATCAGCCTAACTGGAGTAACGTACTGATGTATTTTAATTTCTTACCGTCAATTAAGTATGATGTTAAACCAATCAGTTATCCTTTCTCGGAATCTGATTATGTTGTAGCAACTAATTTTTTTAGAAGATATAAACTAAGTGATACTGCTTTTAGTTCAGCAGTGTATCAAAAGAAATATGCTATCGGTGATGATGTCCGTTTAGATCTAGTTGCTCTAGCTGCTTATGGTAATCCAAACTATGATTGGGTTGTTGCTTTGGTAAACAACATGATGAACCCACTGTATGATTTACCAATGTCAGAAAATGATTTAAGAAATCATATCGAATCTAGTTATGAAAATCCTTACTATGATATTCATCACTACGAGATCATCAGTGACGCTGAACAAAAAGAAAAGTATGGCAAGGTCCTAATCCCTGGTGGTACATGGGTCGATGAAACATTCTACAATAGTGAAATCAGATTGGAGAATGATACTTTCCCTAACCTAACACCAGATACAGAAACCGTTCGTATCTACAAGAAGTATGTATTTGATGAGAGGTTCCCTGACGAATATATTGATGAGAGTTTAAATGTACGTCTTGCTGATAGTGGTTTAAACTTTGCTACCCAACTAGGAGAGAATGGATTTAGATCTTCAACCCAAGTAATCTTTGACGGCGGAGCAGCAGATACCCAAGAATATATAATCTTAAATCCTATTGACACATCAAATTACGATACGATTGAAATCTATTATGGCAAACAAAATTCACCTGCTCCTGGTGAATACCTTTACTTCGGTTATGTAGATTCAAATGATAATCTAATTGCTCACGAAGAAATTATTTCATGGATTGATGCTGATGGTGTGTATACATCACAGTTTACAATCCCACCAGAAGCACAAGGACCTGACATTAGACTAGGATTCTTAGTCAATAGAGACAATACGGGACAACCAGATCTATTTGCTATTGCTAGCTTTGATTTAATTGGTTCGTATGTAAAAACTATTCCATTAGAGTTTGAATATAATCAAATTACTGAAGACAATTATATTATCGATGGAGTTGAATGGGTAAGAGTAGATGGTTCGTGGTACAGAAAAGTACAAACGGGTTACAAATACTGGGATGGAATTAATGTTAAAGAAATTCCAGCAAATGAATTGTCTCGTCCTGTCACTGAGTATGAATACGAAAACACAGAGAATGAAAAGAAAAGAGATATTTACATTCTTAAACCCAAGTATCTCCAAGCATTAGTGGATGACTTTAGAAAGGCATCACTGTACAAGAAGTCATCTGACTTTGTATCTAACAAGTTAAAGTCTACTGGAGTCTGATCGACTTTTTTGACAAAAAAATTGGCGGGAAATTTTTTTCCCCGCCAATGAAATCGTTAATCAAATTTAGAAACGAGTCGCTTACACTTCTCTAAGTTTTTCTTACAGTAGTTGTGAACGTAACTGTCAGTGTCAACACTCATAGTATAGTGGGCGTGGGTGTGAAGTCCCTGAATTATAATCAGGAACCCCACGACCAACAAATTGAACTGAGTAACTGGGTGAAGTAATACCTTCAGGTATTTCATCAGTCGTCGTTAGCCAGAGCAGCGAAGTAAGACAGAGCATCGTCATCGTCTGACGTGTTAGCAGTCATCTTCTCACGGAAAGAAGAGGTCTCAATAGTGCTGGTAGGAATAGGTTCAAACTCTTCCTCTTGCTGAACAGCAGTCACTCGGGGAGCAACATTCAGCACAGCATTCAGACGGGTGTCCAGTTCTTCATAACCTTTGAACTGACCGTCAGCAGTGTACTCTTCCAAGGAGTATGCCTGCTTCCAGGTTGCTTCGAGTTCGTCATCGTCAGCAGACAGAGCAGCGACACGATCAAACTCACTGGAGTCATAGTTCCAGTAACCAGCAACAGTCTTGATCTTCAGCTTGAAGTTGGCACCTTCCCAAAGATCAAAGGGGTTGACGGGAGTCTCGTCTTGGAACTCAGGTTGCATTGCTGCCATGATCTTGTCAAAGATCTTCTTACCGTAGCGATACAGGAAGACCTTACCTTCGTTCTCGGGGTTCTTGGGATCTTTAACCACGTAGATGTTGCTGTAGTAAGACAGTTTACGTTTCTGCTTACGAGCAATCTCTTTGTCAGACTCCACACCACTGTTCCACAGACCATTGTTGTGGACACAGACGGGACACTTGTCACCCTTGGTGGTCAGGCAGTTCTCGATGAACCAACCACCAGGACCTTGGAAAGCGTGGGAGTAGACCTTTGCCCAGGGCACCGTCTCCCCTTCAGGAGCGGGCAAGAAGCGGATGACGGCATAACCGTTACCGCTAGCGTCAAGTTCGGGCTTCCAGAGTCGTTCGTCGGCACCACTCTTCTCGGTGCTGGACTTCTCCAGTTCCTTCTGAAGGAATTGGAAGTTGTTCTGGGACTTGCGCTTTAGATCTGCAAAAGACATTCGGATTACCTCGGATTGTTTCGGATTGTGGTTGTGTGATCCCTACCACTCATACATAATACACTGGCACAGGGTCGGGAGTCAATCCCCTGTGCCACTTTCTAATTTGTCCTTCATCATGGCGACCTTGGACAGGAGATCATCAAAGATCTGTCCAATGGACATATTAGGATCGCCGCCCAACATGATAGCAGCCATCTTCATGCTCTCTACCATTTCTTTTGCTTCTGGATCATCACTAAGACTCAACCTAGCATTAAAGATCTTTTGTTTTTCAATGAGTTCTTCTAGAACATTAAAGTATTCTAGTTTTTTCTCTGGAGAAAGTACGGGGAAAGCATGTGCTGATCGAAAGCAATACTGCTGGAGTTCCATCATCTCTTGGAGATCTCCACGTACCATTTCTGATTGAAAAAAGTTACTCATAGTAGCATCAACTTAGCTCGACTGGTTCTCTTCATAAAGTTTAACTTCTGGGCATCATACTTAAGTTTTTCCTTAAGTGGTTTGCTAATTAATTTAGGGACCGATTCAATTTCGATCTCATTTTTTTCACAGTAAAATACGATAGCATCAATGTAATTCATTTCGTTTTCAAATGCTACCTTCTCCACCTCCTGCGAAAATCTCGCAGTTGTCATAAATTTATCCTCCAGATTT